AAGCAGTATCAGACCAGTTCGCCCTACAGGGACTACAAGCTGATAGCAACGTATGACACCAGTGACAGACGCAAGGCTGAGAAGTTTGCACATGAGCTACTAGAGAAGAGACATGAACGTAGAGGCGAGTGGTTCTGTATTCAGCACCCTGTCGCTGCATCTATACTAGAGTTACCAATGAGAGAGTTTCAATGAAAACAGTTAACACAGTAGTAGAGGACATATATTCTCTTATGACAACAAAGCAGCCTGACGGCTCTGTGGACGTTGAACAAGAGATTGATAAGTTCGGTGAAGCTGTAAAGGAACTCATGCGAAAGGAGTTTACTCCTAGGACATCTTTTGATGACCGGAAGCTACGCTTGTCTAACATAGGTAAGGACGATAGATACCTATGGAATAACTATAACAACAAAGGCCCAGTAGAGGAGCTACAAGGGCCAACGTATGTTAAGTTTATGTACGGGCATCTGATTGAGGAAATGCTACTGTTCTTAACACGCATGTCAGGACACTCTGTGACTGATGAGCAGAAGGTGTGTGAGGTAGAGGGCATTGTAGGTCACATGGACTGCAAGATTGACGGTATTGTAACGGACATCAAGTCCACCAGTACCTACGCATTCAAGAAGTTCAAGGACGCTACACTAGCCTATGATGATCCCTTTGGGTATGTAGACCAGATCAAGGCCTATGCGTACTCTGAGGGTGAGACTAAGGTAGGCTGGCTTGCTATGGACAAGCAGAACGGTCACATAGCGTGGCTACAGTATGACCTAGAGGACACAGAAGCACCAGTGTACTCTGCTATCAGTGGTGACATAGCGGAACGGATACGCCATGTAAAAAAGCTGGTGGAGTTGGAGGAAGCGCCAGATTTCTGCAACGAAAGGGTAGCGGATGGCAAAAGTGGAAATATGAAGTTAAACGTAGGTTGTTCCTACTGTCAGTTCAAGCGTTCATGCTTTCCAGAACTGCGTACTTTTCTTTATTACGGTGGCCCAAGGTATTTAACGGAGGTGGTAAATGAGCCTAAAGTCCAAGAGATTTTCTAAGAACATCTATAGGTCTGGACTAGAGAAGAAGTTTGCTGAGTTAATGCCTAAGGGCAGGTTCCTGTACGAACCCTACGACATACCATACGTTATGCACAGGAAGTACAAGCCAGACTTTGTAGACAAGAAGACCGGAGATTACATAGAAACTAAAGGTTTCTTTAGAGCAGGAGACACACAGAAGTACACATCTATACGCGATAGCATAGCACCTATCAGCCTGATATTTGTACTCTCTGACCCTAATAAGAAAGTCAGGAAGGGTTCTAAGATCACCATGGGACAGTGGTGTGTTAAAGAAGGCTTTGACTTTTATACAGTAGATGAGTATGCAGATGTCATTAACGATGGATGAAATTAAGGAACGGGTGTTGACTAGGTACGATATAGATGATATACTTAGTCTTCTAGATATAACCGCTGAAGAGATAGTAGACAGGTTTGAGGACAAATTTATTAACAGGCTTTGTCTCTTTGAAGAAGGGCTAGCAGAACAAGAACTTGAAGATTGGAGTACAGACGATGAAGACGATTGATGATGCTACACCGGAGGAATGGAACAGCATACGGTATGTTAAAGATAGGATACAGAAAGATGATGCTGTAAACGAGCACCCTAGGTTTGCTGAAGAAGCTATGAAAAGCAGCTATGACCCAGTAAACAAGCCAGCACATTACAACACAGGCTCTATAGAGGCTATAGAAGCTATAGAGGCTATGCTGTCCAGTGATGAGTACATAGGCTACCTTAGAGGTAACGCTCTAAAGTACATGTGGCGATTTAGATATAAAGATAAACCTATAGAAGACCTTCGTAAAGCACGCTGGTATGAAGAGAGATTGATTAAATACATGTTGGAGAACCCTAGTGTTAAGTAAGGTAGGTAAGCAGGACTACTTAGGAATAACTATTGACTACGATAGGGAAGATGATCTTAATAATTTTTCAGTAGAGACACTGAAGGATAGATACTTATGGCAGGATGAAACCCATGCACAAGAAGCATTCGCAAGAGCCTCAGTCTATGGTGCAACATATCAAGAGGCTACTGACTACGATCTTGCACAGCGACTTTACGAGTACTCTAGCAAGGGCTGGTTTGGTTTTAGCACTCCTATACTTAGCAACGGGGGAACCACTCGCGGTTTACCTATTAGCTGCTTTCTCAATTATGTTCCTGATTCGCGTGGCGGTCTTTCTTCACACTACGATGAGAACATATGGCTGGCGAGTGGAGGTGGAGGCTTGGGTGGATATTGGGGTGATGTTAGAAGTAACGGGGTTTCTACTGCTAACGGTAGTCAGTCTACTGGTAGCATCCCTTTCATGCACGTTGTAGACAGTCAGATGCTAGCCTTTAATCAAGGCGTTACAAGAAGAGGTAGTTATGCAGCGTATATGGACATCAGCCATCCAGAGATTGAAGAATTCATTGCTATGCGAAAGACAACTGGTGGAGATCTTAATCGTAAATGTCTTAATCTACACAATGGTGTTAACATTAGTGATGCCTTTCTCAAGCGTGTAAAGAATGATGAGAACTGGAGACTCATAGACCCTAAGTCTAAGCAGGCTATCAAGACTGTATCAGCTAGGGATCTATGGTGGCAGCTACTGCACACTAGAGCAGAGACAGGTGAACCATACATTGTAAACATGGACAGGTGTAATGAAGCACTGCCTGAGTCTCAGAAGGAGCTAGGCTTAAAGATACGCCAGAGTAACCTATGCTCAGAGATTACACTACCTACAGGAGAAGACCGTACAGCAGTCTGCTGCCTGTCAAGTGTAAACCTAGAGTACTTTGATGAATGGAAGGAGCACCCTTTGTTCATAGCTGATCTAGTGACTATGCTGGACAACATCATTGAACACTTTATTGACAATGCTGTACATGACCGTCCTTGTAAAGAGGCTAGTACATTAGAGGAATTTGTTTCTTATGTTGAACAAAGTAAAGCAGGGTTTGCAAAAGCCGCTTATAGTGCATATAGAGAACGTGCGATTGGCCTTGGAGCGATGGGCTTTCATAGTTACTTACAACGTAATGGAATCCCTTTTGAGGGAATGTACGCCTCAAGTTTCAACAATAGAGCATTTAAGCACATCAAAGAGAGGGCTGAAGAGGCTAGTATTGACTTGGGTACAAGTCGTGGGGCAGCACCTGATATGGCTGGCAGTTCTAGGAGGAATTCTCACTTGCTTGCTATTGCCCCTAACGCTAGTAGCAGTGTTATATGCGGTGGAACGTCTCCTTCTATTGAGCCTACAAGGGCTAACGTATTTACGCACAAAACGCTGACAGGCTCATACAAGGTACAGAACAAATACTTAACTGAACTACTAGAATCTAAGGGGATGAACAATGAGAAGACTTGGAAAGCTATTGCGGCGGCTGAAGGCTCTGTGGCGGAACTTAATGGACTTACTGAAGATGAGAAAGATGTATTTAAGACAGCGCCTGAACTTAATCAGATATGGATTATTGAACATGCGTACCAACGTCAGAAGTATGTATGCCAAGCACAGTCTGTGAATCTATTCTTTAATCCACCACCAGCTACAGCACCACAGGAGGTACATGATGAGTATCTGGAGTATGTTAATAGCGTACATTGGACAGGAGCTAACAAGCTCAAATCTATGTATTACCTGCGCTCTACGGCAGCTAGAAATACAGAGAATGTTAACATTAAGATACCAAGAATTAACCTTGAAGAAGGGGAGTGCCTAAGCTGTGAAGGATGACCACCCGATATATAGGGCTAAGTTTTACATAGATGAGCTAAAGAAACACGTTACATGGCCTGCTTACCTAGAGTACTATAGGGAGCAGGACAGTGACATAGCTACTTATGCAGGATTCTCTGCTCAGATGTGGGCAAATTACATGAATGATCCTGTAAAAAAACTTGCACCATTAACGTATAAAGAGTATACTACTAAGTATAAAGAGCTATTAGAGGAAGGGTACAGTGGAAGATACAAAGATAAAAGCACTTAGAGGCTACTATAGCTCTCTTATTGATATACATAAATCTGAATTACAAGTGTATATTGATAATCCAGCAGCGATAGGTGACCATAGTAACCTAGTGGATACAATGGATGTGCTGGTGGGTAAGATAGCGGAAGCAGAAGATAAACTAATAGTATTGGAGACACACTTCAGTGACTGAAGATTTAATACATAGAATAAACCTCTGGAGTATGTCTAGAGGTATCATAAACAACAGTACACCACTTGCACAGTTTGCAAAGTTGGTGTCTGAGGTAGGTGAGCTAGGGGATAACATAGCCAAGCAGCGTAACGTAGAGGACGATATAGGCGATTGTTTGGTAGTACTTAACACACTGGCTGTCATGTTTGATACGTCCCTAGAGCGGTGCCTAGAGATCGCCTACGAGGACATCAAGGATCGCAAGGGACACATGAACAGCGAAGGTATATTTATTAAAGAGGGAGATGTAGCGTGAGCTTATTAGGAACAAGAGATTATTATAAACCATTTGAGCATCCGTGGATGTTTGACTACTACTCACAGCAGAATCAGATGCACTGGTTCCCAGAGGATGTGCCTCTACACAATGATGTAAAGGACTGGCAGACTATGACTGTTGAAGAGAAGAACCTGCTTACACAGATCTTCAGACTGTTCACACAATCAGATGTAGATGTTAGCTCTGGTTATGTAGATAGGTACATGAAGATCTTTAAGAAGCCTGAGGCCCGTATGATGATGGGTGCCTTCAACAACATGGAGTCCATACACCAGCACGCCTACAGTCTACTCTTAGACACCGTAGGAATGCCTGAGGTGGAGTATAAGGCGTTTGCAGACTATGAGGCTATGGCAGACAAGCATGAGTACATAGACTCTGTAAAGGTCACTAAAGGAGACAAGAGAAGCATAGCTAAGGCACTTGCTGTGTACTCTGGGTTCACTGAAGGTCTACAATTGTTCTCTAGCTTCATTATCCTGCTGAACTTCCCTAGGTTTGGTAAGATGAAGGGCATGGGTCAGATCATTACCTATAGTATCAGAGATGAATCACTTCATGTAGAGGCGATGACTAAGCTGTTCAGAGAGTTTATACAAGAGAATATAGACATCTGGGACGATGAGTTCAAGGCTGAGATCTATCAGGCCTGTAGGGAGATGGTGGCCTTAGAGGATAGATTCCTAGACCTAGTGTTTGAACAAGGGAATATTGAAGGATTGACTAAGGCTGAGATGCAGAAGTACATCAGGTACATTGCTGACCGTAGACTGCTACAGCTAGGACTGAAGCCTAACTACAATGTCAAAGATAATCCTCTGGATTGGCTGGATGATGTACTAGGTGTAGAACACCAGAACTTCTTTGAAGGCAGAGCTACTACATACATGAAGGCTGGTATGCGTGGTGATGTTGGTAAGATTAAGTTTGCTGATGTAGCATAAGGGGAACTGGGGGGGCTTAACGGCCCCCTTGTTCTTCCTCACTCATAAACGGCTGCGGTGCAGCGGCTAACATGCCTGACCTACGGGCAACAGTAGCTACGTCCTGTGCTTGCGCCTTAGGGTCAAACTCCCGCAACACTCTAAAGTTGTAGTTAATATCTACTTCCCCCTTATTCTGAGGTATACCACTCATCCCCTCTAGTCGTTTAGAGGCTTCTTTCATTCGCTTCTTGGTTTTAGGGTCTTCTAGCCCAGTATCCACGTTTCTTGTTTTAGTCCACTTCTTCTGAGAAGGTTTCTTAAAGTTAGACTTCTGCATAGGGACAACAGCCACTAGAGATTGACCACCTACAGGATCCATGCCAAACATGTCATGCTGGTCTGAGATCATGGTGTATATATCGCCAGTTTTAGGGTTGATAGCTATAAAGTCATTAACTCCCCCTAGTTCTTTTGCCCCAGAGTGATGACTAGATCCTATATACAAATGCGGATCTCCTTTCCCGCCTTTGTTTACTTTGATACCGTTAGTAGTAAAGTACTCCACAAGGTCTTTTTCAGAAGCCTTACCCATAGGCCTCTTTTTCTTCTCCATAAAAGTTTTGAAAGTGTCTGTAGCTACATCTGCTGTAGTGCTGGTGCTTCCATCAAACTTAAAGTTAGTACCCTTCAGCTTATTCTTTTTCTTTTTCTTACCGTCAACGTCAACGTCTACTTTTTCGCTTATAAGCCCTCTAGCTTTCCTTTTAATTATCTCTGTTTTAGACAGTGTTGGCATTGTCTTTGTGCCTGTCTTAGTAGCTTCTCCACTCCCTAGCATTCTTAGGACAACAGAAGACTGCTGACTTCCGTCAATTACGCCTTCCTTGCCCACATTCTGTACACCCGCAGGTGTCTTTATTTTAATCTCAGTGTTTGTAGGATCAAACCCCCATACATTCTTACTGTACAAGTGGTTCATTGCCCTGTTCTGTACTACTTCAGGAACCTCTACTCTAATGTTTTTACCTTTAGAAAACAACTGTTCTTTAATAACTTTTTTGTTAGTGGCAGGAATCACATCAATAGTATCCATGGCTCCTATTGGCCCTTTGTCTATGAACTCAGCAGGGCCAAGGCCTCTCTGCCTTCTTATGCTGTCCGTAGTTAAAGCAGACCCTACGCTAACCTCACGCCCTCTTTCGCCCTGCCCTACTTCTCCTGAGGCTTTACCTTTGCTACGAGGGACACCTGTAACTCTTTCGTAAGCGACAGCCTTAGGACTTAATTCATCAGCTACCGTACTAGGGAGAGCACTTAACGCTCCCTTAGCAGCAGACCAAACCTGTCCTGCCGTACCACCCCCATAGAACCCCTCTAGCATCGTATTTACTCTAGCGGCACCAGAGTTTATAGCAGTTTTACCTATCCTAGCTAGAGGTAGA